CAAAACGTGGACGAGGCTGGTCACCAGCAATGGTACATAGTGGGCAGTCCTCGCCGAGGCAGACGAATGAACGCTTACCTTCGGTGCGGTTAATCCAGTGCTGTTCGTAAATCATGAACGGTGCATCGTCCAAGAAACGAACTAACTTAGGCTGTTCCGCAATCTTGAAGTCTGTAGGGTAAGCCCCTGATTCCTTCTTCGGCTTGAGGAACTTGTCTGCAATATCCCAGCCAGACTGTACAGTCGTGCCGTGCTTTGCAGGGATGTTTTCGTTTTCGTCAACAAAGTAGTTGTCGGCGTTAACTGATGGTTCATTTACCATAATGGTATTTTCCTTATCGGTATTAATTGGTTTTAATCGGTTTGATTTGTTGCATCTTTCCAACGACGAACAATGTCATTGGTAAGACCTTGGTGCTTTTTCCACTCTACACGAGCAGTGCCTAAAAGTCCACGTCGTTGAAACTCTTCAATGGCAATCAGGATTAGGTCTCGTGTATAAACACGATTACCTAACACCTTTTTACCATTAAGTTCTTTAGAACGCAAACGGTAGGGAGCCCCAGGAATGTAACCCTTTTTCTCCCATAGGCGAATAGTGACAATTTCTTTCTCTAGTGCTTGTGCTAACGCACTAATTGTAAAGAGTTCTGTCTCTACCCCTTTGACGAGTTTAATGAGTGGGTTTTCATCCCAACCATTTGACTCGCCCAAGATTTGTTTCTTACGCTTAACAGCCTTTTCAGTTGGCTCTCTGCGTGGTTTCTTAGACCCAGGTGCACGGTCAAGACCCTCAAACGCTTTGAGGATATCTTTTTCCGAACGTAGCCCTGGCATCTACTACTTCTTTAGAATGTCTAGTGCCCAGATTACCTTGGTAGGGAACATCTCATCAAGTTGTTCCTCGGTAATACGCTCTTCGTAATACGCAGCCATTAGAGCACCTTCGTTGATGACACGCTTCATTTCGTAAACATCATCAGCGATGCCTGTCTCTGCGATGATACGGTCAGCGGTCTCTTCGTTTAGAGCACGCTTTGCACGACGGGTTTTCTGTACACGTTGGTAATCACCAATTGGCTCATCAAGATAGATGCTTAAACTTCCAGCAGTGTCTTCATTGCCATCGGTATCGATGTTGCCAAAAATCTTTTCACGCAGTTCCTTTTGACGGGCCTCCATGAAAGACATGCTTTCCTTCAACTTGACGTACTCACGTACCTGAGACTGTAGGTCGTCAGGGTTTGAAAAACGGGTACCTTCTTCTTCGATTCTTTCAGCCACTTTTAGCCCTTTCATTTACTAGATAAGAAGTTAATCAGACTTCCTACCGTTAAGTCAACCCCTCCAGAAGAATTTATTCCTTCACCATCTATGACGGCATTTGCAACGGACTTCTTCTGTTGAAGCATATCGAATTGTCTTTGTTCAATTGAATCTTTTATCAGAATGTCTTGAATAGTAATTGTAGACCATTCTGATGATGTTCTGTTAATCCTACCGTTTCTTTGAACAGCAAGTCCAGCAGACCATGGTTGGTCATAGTTTAACAAAAGATTTGCTTGAGGCAAATCTACGCCGTACCCGCCCGCATCGCTAGATACTAGCACACGGATGTGAGCCCTTGTTTGAAACTTTACTTTAGCATCTTCTTTCTTTACTGCGTTCATTTCGCCAGTGTATGCAACTGCCCCAAATCCTTTGGCGTTTAGTCGCTCTACTAGTTCATCTACTGACCGCAAGTATGAAGTAAATACTACAGCCTTGTAAGTATCGTCTATCTCTAAGTGTTCTGTCAAGTAGGACATTGCGGCATCAAGTTTTGGTGTTTTGGAGATAGTGTGTAGCAGGTCTCCAAGTGAGTGTATGTAGGCACTACCTTTGCCTGTGTGTGCTTGGAAGTTTTCATAACTATCTAGCAGTACTTGTGGGCTGGAGCAAAGCATACGCAAAGCACCAATGCGGGACATAATTTCTCCTCGCATTTGGTTTGCTGGGTCTCCAGGGTCAAAACTCTGCCCATAATGTGCTGCTACGCTAAAGTTTTTACCAAACAGTTCGCTGGCTTCAGTTAAAAGATTAATGAGGTCTGTGGCTATGTGTTTGTACAGAGAAGTGGATGCTCGGTCTAACGGAACCAATAAAGGTTCTCTATAAACCGCTTCTGGAAGATAAGGCTTTACATCCTCGTCTTTCTGAGATTTACGAACAGCATGTTTAGTCAATACCTGATGGAGCGTAGGTAAGTTCCTGTATCGCTCTACACCCCCAAAATAGTTTCTAATGATGAATGTTTTATCAAAGATGTCGAATCTTCCGAGAACTGTGGAATCCACAAATTGCATGATTGAAAAGATTTCTTCTGGCTTGCCGTTCTCGATTGGGGTGCCTGTTAGAGCAAACTTTATCTCTACCTTCTTGGCTAGTTCTTTTACCTTTTTGGCTCGTTTTGCCCGAAATCCTTTGATAGCGGTTGCTTCATCACAGACCATGGCGTCAAAAGTAACGTTCTTAATAAATTCCCAATCATTTACGACTTGCTCATAGTTCATGATTACATAGTCATGTTCGAACATTTGTTCGTATTGTTTATGGCGTTTAGCGGCTGTTCCATCAATAACTAATGGAGACTTGTCGGAGAACTTCTTTATTTCTTTTTCCCACTGGAATTTAAGGCTGGCTAGACACAGTACTAAAGTTAGTTTTGGTTTGAGTTTTTCAATGGCAGCAATAGTCATCGGTGTTTTACCGAGACCCATTTCATACGCAACTAGGATGCGTTTTTGTTCAGCCATTTTAGCAACAGCATCAACCTGATACGGTTTGAGTGTTCCCTTGAACATAGGCTGATTCTCCAAAAAGTGCTGTCACGGCGTTTTCAACACCCCAGCGAATTTCTGCGTCAGTCATATCTCCAGGGTCCTTCTTATTTGTATCACCATAATTGAAGAAAAACAGGTTCAACCCGTACTTCCTACTCCAGCCAAGCAACTCTTTTGAGGCTTTACGGCCAGCGTTGTCTATGTTCGGGTTATCGAAGGCCGCTATTACTTTGCTTGAATAGCGAAGAAGTTTTACTTGGTCTTCGCTTATAGATGACCCGCAAATAGCGACCGCACCAGTAATACCAGCAGACTCAATCCGAAGGCAATCAAGAGGAGACTCAACCACAATTGCTGTTTGTTCATTTTGTACATCAACTCCAAATAGTGTTTTTGATTTAGGTAATCCAGTTGGGCGGTTAAAGAAAGTACGGTCAACTGTGCCCTTCTCCTGCCAACCCATAAGTTTTTTAAAGTGAGGCTCACGCAAAGGTAAAACCCAAGACTGTTTAACGGTGTCCCATAAAACCCCGTACTTCTCTGCCGAGGCTTGAGTAACTTTGCGGTTCTCTAGTTGCTCTTCTGGTGGTGCAGTGAATACTGCTAAACGAGCCTCAGACATCTCTAGTGGCTTAGGTGCACCGTTGATGTAGTTGGGTAAGTCTTTTAATTGCTCCATTAGTTGTTCTACTGAAACATCTGCACTAACCTTCAGCCAATCTTTGGCGGCTTGGTAATCATAGGACTTGATGTCTCCCCATGACTGGATATAGAACTCTTTAACGTCACAGACTAGTTGGATTAAGTTCCCTTTGTATCCACAAGAGAAGCAGGTGTGCATACCTGAAGATAGGTTTATCCACCATGAAGGAGAGTTATCCGCTTTACCTGTGCGTTGAAAGTGTTGTGGGCATAGAGAGTTTGCCTCATTACCTCGGACATCATAGTCAACACCTAAAGCATCTAGGGCAGTTACTACATCAAATGTAATCTGCATTAGATGCTCCAAGGAGTGCAGTACTTACAGGTCTTTGACTTTTGCTTATCGTGGAAGCAACCAGTCTCCCAATCCCATGTGATTTCTTCACCACTAGGTGGGCAGTTACGAGATTGAACAATCTTAAGTAGTCGTTGCTTCTCTTCTTCTTCGATTGGTTCTAGACCTAGGATTACATCTGAGTCTTGAAAGAATGAGGATGAGTAACCGATAGAGTCAGCAGAAACTTTTCCGCCTTTCATCTTCCACAGCAATGTTTGTGTTGTGATGACAATAGGAATGTCCATCTTCTGAGCAACTCTTTTTAGGCCACGGGTAATGTTGGTCAGTGCTTGTGGGCTGTTAGCCTCACCAGTTATCTGGTCAAGCATCAAGTACACGCCGTCAACAAAAACAATGTCTGGGTTTAACTGTTCTATCTTGGCAACCAAAGCATCGATAGTTAACCCGCCCATAGCGTCAACCAAATGGAATGGATGTTCGGTCTTCATTTCTGTCAGTAACTCTTTATAGCGTTCTTCTTCTAGACGCTGTAGTTTACCGTTACGGAAACGAGTAGCAGACAAGTGAGCACGGATAGCGTCGTGACGCTGTGACTGCTCATGGTTGTTCATCTCAAAAGATTGGAACATCGGGGTCATGCCAGTAGCGTGAACGTTTACCGCCATCTGCAAAGCAATCTGCGATTTACCTGTTTTAGGTGGAGCAATAATAGTGATTAACTGTCCGCCCTGTAGACCCGAAGTGGCTTCGTCAATCTTGCTGAAGCCTGTCGCAATACCTAACAGTTTGTTGTTCTGTAAGTTCTCATACTCTTCAAAACGCTTGTCTGTATTCTCCGTAAGGTTTACGTGAGTAGTTCCAATAACTCCTTGGGCGTTGACGTTAGTAACTGTCTTACTCATTTCAGTAAGAGCGGACTCGTGGTCGTTTTGTGACATCTTTAGCATCACGTCTTGCAAACCATTACGGGTTAGTATGTTTCGACGGAAAGTAACCATCGTGTCAATTAGGTAATCCATTGACTCTTCAATGTTGTAGATA